AAACCGCAGCTTCTATGCAGACTTGACCGTCGCGCTTACCTAGCCCTTGATTCAATCCTCTAGCGAGGATTTCATCGTACTTGTCGATGTTGAAATTTGTGATGTCCATATGGTATTTACACTATACTAGCTTGTTTCTCCAAATACAATAGTACTACGCGATGTCGGAGAAGGGCTTCAGCTTGCGCAGTTTCAGGTGAGTAGGCGTTATGATAACATCCCACATCCACCCGTTCTTGGTTACACCGAGTTGCAGCCGCCGTCGGATGAAGGCTGGGTCCGCTCCGGCAAACGTGCAAACGTCTTTCAACTCTTGAAACGCCAGTCCATGCTCTGCCAACGCACGTACAAAAAATGCGGAGGTCAAGGTGTAAGACGCGAAAGGGAAGTCGGGTCGCTGCTCCAAGTTCTTCCCATGAATGACCCATCGTCGAAATTTTTTGACGCGGTTCAAATTCGCTGCGGCGGTAGCTGCTCGCGCACGAATGTTGGCTTTCATCTCCGGGGTGAGTTCGACTACCCCCCGTACTCTCGGCTTACCGGGCACTTAGGCGATTCTCCAGGACAGGATACCCTGTCTCTTTGTGACAACCAGAGCACAGGTTTAGGGTGGCAGATCCGGTCAAAGCGTACACTTCAGCAATCGTATACGGCTCCAAACACTCTGAGCAAACACCCGCTAGGTTATTGTAAGAATTCTCAGCGAACGGACTCATGCAGCCCTCCATTTGTTTACTACATCAGCATATTGCAAGATGTCGCGTGCATCGACGTCATAGACGCTTAGAACCTGCTGTACGGCTTGCAGCCGCTGCCGGTGTGCTATGGGGCACTCGATCCACGCATTGAATCCGTGGAGGTGGGTTAAGGCCGCGTTTACTGCCTGCTGCTCGGCTGCGTATGGTAGGTCGTATACCGTGCGAGGAATCTTCACCAGTGAGTAGGTGTGCCGTCCGACCTCCCACTCTTGGGCTGTCAAGCGCTCCTTGAAGCTGTCCGGTTGGGGCGAGTCAAACCGGACCCCAGACTGTACGAGCGTGGTAGCTCCTACTGGTCCGATTTTGTGAATGCCAGGAAGGGTGTCGCTGGAATCCCCAGTGATCGCCTTGTAGTGCGGGAACACGGCAGGCTCAAAGCCATACCGCTGCTCAAACGAAGTGGGTGTGATCTTGGTGAAACGGTCGTTGCCCTTCTCGGGCTTCAGTATTGACACCAGCGGACTCAACAGACTCTGATAGTCTCCATCATTCGAAACGATCACCACAGGAATTTTCCATGCCCGCTGAATGCGTGCGGACAGAATACCAATCAAGTCGTCAGCCTCAACATGGGGGACGGTGAGAAGTGGATGCCCAGACGCTTCCAGCATCTCAGTAATCTGCGGAATGATCTGATTCACCGCCGTGCGCATTTTTTGCAATGCGGGTTTGTCGTCGCGTTTCTTGTAGTTTGGCTCGATCCGGTTTCTCCACGTCGGCAGCTTTCCGTCGTTGCAGATCACCATACGTGTCGATCGTGTCTGAGCGATCACACATTGCAGCTTGTACAAAATGTCCAAATGGGGTGCGGTCTCTCCGCTCCCCAGGATAGACCGGTACACCAGATTCCGAAAGTCAATAAGAACTATAGGCTGTGGCATTTTTCTCTCCAACCGGCCAGCAGGCCGGGTGTTACCAATTGGATGGAATCCAACGCGCGCATAACTTGTTTTGGTGTAGCGTCATCAGCTTGGTGGACTGGGAAATTTTCTGGAGCGTATAGGCGAATCCCGTAGTCTTTAGCCAGGGCATATGTTGCGACCAACCCATCCAAAGACGGCCCCGACAGCGGATCGGGGTAATACACGATCTCGTTGCATCCGCCGTCGGAGCACTGTTCAATCTGAAACTCTGTCATCATGTTCCCCAGACTGGCAGCATACCCAATCGTGGGGGTGGCTACAGCACGCTCGATCGCGAGCGCTTTCAGCGTCCCCTCTGCAATCACGGTGGTGGGCTTGATGCTACCCCATAGGGCACGTTTGCCGCCCGGAGCCATCAGATACTTTGGCTCTGCCCCGTCTGTCGCGCGGGCACACCAACTGTACAACCGGTCCGCTGAGAACACAGGAAACACCAGCCGCTTGTTTACGTTACTCGCCGCGACAACCCCACCGATACGCCATGCATAAAACTGTGCGGGTGTGATTCCGCGGCTAACTCCATAGGCGTAAATCTTGCCCAACGCCCCCTGTTCCAACCCTGATAATAGGGTGAAGCCCTTGGGAAGGTCCACCGGTTTCTCTTGGGCGTGCTGGAACGCACTGGCAAACAGTAGCACACTGTCCGCGGCCCCGAGTTCGCGTAACAGGGCAGAAAGCCGCCAACTACGGTAGCAGTTGAAGCAGTGCGCCACGCCCTTGGATGTGCTCACCCCGAGCCGATAACGGGAGTCGGAGCAAGCCACGCAACAAAGCTGAAACCCGTTGGGCTTTGTCTTGTAGCGAATTCCCCGACTTGTGAAGAAGGCGTCGAGGGTCATTTGTCGCTCGCACCAAACCAGCGGTACGCCAACTCAGACTCGAACAAGCGGCGGAGAGCATACCGTCTTCCAATGCTTGTAGCCGTGAATGCCGGCATCCCCAGCAGTGCAGCCCAGAATGACACTTTGAAGATCATCATGTTCAAGGCGCACGACAACAAAATGCCGATGATGGTATCCGTTATTGTTTCAACCAGCGAACCGCGCTTTGACTGCCCACGGACCTTAATCTGTTGTTCCACGTTTCTTCTTTCCTTTCGAGGTTGCGACACTCTTCTCACGGTCGTTTACAAGCGCAGTCATGGCATAGTGCTGCGTGAGGTTGTTGTCGAAAAACGTACCTAGGTCTAGGTCCCCGACCACCTGCATTGCATTCCCCGCGGGGATGATCTTACTCGCCATGATAGCCAGTGTGCGACTGTGGTGCCTATGCTTCTCGGCATCTTCCGCGTACATACCCACACCTATCGATATAGCAATGTCTACCGTCCTTATTACGCCCTTGGCTTCCGCCACGTCTGAGATGGCGAGCACCTGCTTCTTGAGCGCTTTGTCTTCCAAGGTGGACTGACATGCTGTCCACAACAGCACGTTCTCCGACATGGCGACCGCACGTAATTCTGACGAGATCAGTTGCAGGTCTTCGTGCCGGTTAGGAATCGTACGGCCTGCGTTGTTCGACATTTCCCCGAGGTAGTCAACTAAGACAACATCAAATTTTACCCCGAGGTCTTTTTCTACGCGCTGAATCTCATCTCGGACCTTCCGGGCGCTCCACTTCTGGCCGGCGGCAGCAGAGAAATGAATTGTGGACCCCCCACCCACGATCGCCTTGCGCCGTTGAACCGCGGCGACGATCTGCGCCAGCCGCTCACTGTACTCAGGGATAGACATCTGATCCGGTTGTGGATATACCAGCCGAGACAGAAATGAGGCAGAGCGGCGGTTCACGATTTCTTCGGGGTCTTCCAGGGAGATGTGTAGCACGTTGCGCCGCATCGACCAGTAGCCCCACGCTAAGTTGTTCAAAACAAAGGACTTCCCGCCCTTGGTCGGGGATACGAATGTCCCATACACAGGCTTCGTAAGGCCGCGCCCAATGAGCGTGTCAAACAAGAAGACCCCTGAGTACAACACGTTGCGCCAGTCTGTGACTACAGGCTTGTCCAAGAAAGACAGAAGCGCATCCACACCGTTAACGGCTCGGGTTTGGGTTTCCGTCTTCTGGAGCAAAGCGGAGTACATCTCCAGGTTCGACCCCAACGCAGCCAGCTTGGTGTCTGGGTTTTCCAAGTCGGCACGCAAGCGGGCTTTGACAAAGTTGGCCTGCATCGTCTGAATGATGTTTTTCAGCATGTCAGACGACATCAGTGTCAGCGCCTCTAACGCCCGTGCGTACTCTTGGGCGGCGCGCCACTTCGCGCTCGTATAACTGTTGGCTTTCGCGTAGTTGGTGAGAACCGCACGCATGCCAGAAACACCCAGAGCACTCTTGTTGGTGCGGCTGTAGTCCACCGCGATGTACAGAAGTTCCCGCTTGTGCCCGGTGAAGTCTCCAGTAACGGAGGTAAACACTTCGGTGTTGAGCATCTCGGGATGCTCTTGCACAAAGGCGTCACTCCGAACAATGTGCGCGAGCAATAGGTCTAGCGTATCTAGATCAGTCACTCAGACCAACTTTCCAGAGCTTTAGAAATTTTCTGTTGCAGAGCCAGGCGCGCGGCAATGCTCGCTTGCACCGATTGCTGGTACTGGCGGTGCGCATCGTCAGGAGCCACTCCCGAGTACAACACGTCAGCAAAGTCAGGGGCAGAAGGAAGCTGCGCCTCTAGCGTGCCAGACTGGAGCATCCGGGTAACCACCGATCGCAGCACGCGTCCGTTCGTCAACTGTTCGAGGGTCAGCCCCAGTCCAGCGTGAGATTGAAACGCGTAGTGGTCTCTAATCATCGCTACAATGCGCGTGGGAGGCACATGGAAAGCTTGCGCGATTGAGTACACGCAGAATACCCGGATACGCAGGTCTGCTGATTGTGCAGCGCTAAACTTGGTGCCGTACGCGCGGTCCACTTCAGCCAGGGTAGCTGTAGCAGATCGCAGCATATGCTGGTACTGTACTTTAGCCGCGGATTCCGACGCGGCGTTTGCGTGTCTGATCAAGGTAGACCTAGATTAACACGCTTGTACGGGATCAGTCAACTTTATGTGGGGCAAAAAGAAAGAGCCTCACCAGGTGCGTGAGGCTCTATGAGTCAGAAAGGAGGAGTGTTCAGAATTGGTATCAGCGAACAACCCCAGGTTAGCATGGGATGCTAGCGCGTGTCAAGAGTTGTTGTCACCCACCCGAGAACTTTATTGTTGTGGGATATCACCTGGAATTGTAACCGGATTACCTTACCGGCATTGGTGGTTGCTGGGTATACCCAGCTAGATGAAGCCGCTACAGCGCTTTGCCAACCGCTGAGCACGTCTGAGGGGTCTTCAAACGCTCCTATCCAGCCTCGTCCTTTGTAGTCCACCGCGGCCAAGTCCAACAGAGTTGCGGCAGGCTGGTTGATCCACGTACACATACCCTCCCTGTCGAATAGTAGGACGGGTGCGGGAGCATGGTTTGTCGTGATTTTCGCCAACTGTGAGATGAACATCACCTCATCGTGTGCGCGGACAATCGCGTCCCGCATGGAGCTTCCTCCATTTGGGCGGACCTCTTGCTCAATCGCCTTTAGTCGAGAATGGATCTCATCAATCTTGGCAAACTTGTCAGCGATGCCTTGCAGCCGGCGATGGACCGTTACCAAGTGCGACAGAACCAGCGTGGCTCCACTCACCAGAGCCGCATAGTTCTTTAGCCATTCCAACACTACTTCTACAGTCACTGCTTTGCAATTCTCCTTTAGATACACAAAGGGGTGAGGAAACCAGCACCTCACCCCTGAAGTTCAACCTTGGATCACCTCCTCAACGAAGGAAGCACATAAAACCAAACAAACCCACTGTTAAGATCGCAAGGAATTTTTTGCCTCTGCCCAAACTCGGGCAGCTTCCGCGACCGGATCGGCGTAGTAGTCCACAGAGATGTTTTGATACGGGTAGTTTTTCTTGATATGCTGACGTCTCACACGTGCTGATGCGGCGAATTTGTGATCGATCTGGATACCATACTTACCGGGCGGGGAAGTTATCGCCACGTCAAAGTACACGGCGTACGGTTTGCTCTCATGCAAACGCATCAGTCGCCCGATCGATTGAATGGTGCCCTCCCATCCTCCCTGGGATACGCCGATCCCCGCGCTCAGCGTATGGACGGAGGCACCTTTCGCAAACGTTGCGTTGGTCGCAACGATCACGTCTTGCGTCTTCGTGGCTGACATCTCTTTCCGCTTGCTATAGCGGGTGCTACGGCTTATCCGGCCTGAGTGCTCGAAGGCGGAGATACCACACTCCTTGAGCGCTGTACATACACGACTGATGTGCTCGCGGTAGTGACAGAACACCACGGGTGAGAATGATTCTAACGTCAGGTGGAGCGTAAGCTCCGCGGTAAACTGGTGCAGCCAGTCGTTGCTGATAACGTACTTGCGGTGCAGGTCTAGCGGAGACATGTCGTTGTCCACTACCACGACCATCGGTACGTCAACGCCGAATGTGAGAACCTTGGTTACCACTTTCGCAGCCAGCGCCTCTTTAGGCGTGTACTCAATGACCTCAGGACTTGTTATGATCTGGAACAGTTGCCCAAGCTTGTATGGTTTGTTCGCGTCGAACGTGCCTGTAAGACCGAATATGACGAGAGGCTCGACGCGCCTAACTGCCTCTATCGCCCGGTCATTCAACTGCGTGTGGATTTCATCAACGAATGCTGCCGAGCAGCCAATGAGTTGCTGTGCCGTCTTGGTGTGCGCGCTCTGAAATAAGCAGACAGTGATACGCCGTACGTCATGCTTGCCGGCTCCGATCAGGCCAACCTTTTCCCCGAGAACCCGTTCCAGATCCTCGCGTGTCTGCTGGCCGAGAAGCTGATCATCGACGAAGAAAACTCCACGCCCCGTGAGTTGTTTGAAGTAGTTCCCGGCTAACCAGGTCTTGCCGCCGCTAGTAGTTACGAGTAGGAGTCCACCCCAGCCGAGTCGTCCGTCAATCATCTCAGTGAGGACCTCAAGCTGTCTGCCGACCAGCTTGCTCGGGTCCACTCCGTCCATCGTGACTTGTGGTGGGTTGCGTCTGTCTTCCCACGCTTCACCGACAGCACCCATGATGGTGGCGTAGTGGTGGAGGAACGTGGCGGTAGGTACCCGATCGTCTTTCGACACGGGGAGGATTGGCGGGACAGGCCGGTCGCTGCGCCAGATGTGCTTTACCTTGTACTCTTGCGGAGTATCCGGGTAAGAAATTTTCTGATACAGTTTGGGGTCGTCCATGACCAGGTTGTACAGTCCGGGCACGGTGGTGAATACGTTCCCAATCTTTACAGCCGGCGCGGTGTCAACCAGCATTTCTTGCCAACTCACCCGAGTAACTCCACACCAGGACTTTTCAATTCTCGCAGAACTTCCAACGCGAGGGACGCGGACAACACCAAGTATTTGTCGTCAGCCACCATAGTCGCAGCAGCAGCAGCAGCAGCGTCAGCAGCAGGAGCAGCAGCAGCAGCCCAGTTAGCAGCCCAGTTAACAGCAGCGTCAGCAGCAGCAGCAGTAGCCCAGTTAGCAGCAGCAGCAGCAGCAGCAGCCCAGTTAGCAGCGTCAGCAGCAGCAGCAGCAGCAGCCCAGTTAGCAGCGTCAGCAGCAGCCCAGTTAGCAGCAGCAGCAGCAGCAGCCCAGTTAGCAGCAGCGTCAGCAGCAGCAGCCCAGTTAGCACCACGAGCAGAATCCGCTGTACCTTCTGACTCACAAAGATCAGCAGCCTTCAGGCAGCGACGGTTGTAGGGGAATACTTCCCGAAACAACTTCGGAAGCAACACTCGGATAGTTTTCTCAGCCAGACGATTGAGGAATTCAGAGTCATCCACAACCCCCAAACTTCCTAGCTGAGCTATCCCCAGGTCTCTCAGTCCTGCCGCTCTCGCGGCAGGAGAGGACCAGAGTAGACAGTCGTTCAGTGCAATCTTGTACCGCCGAATTGCGCGGGAAACACACTGCGGGTCGTCTCCATGAGGAAGACCGAGAGCGTAGCAAACCGCAGCTTCTATGCAGACTTGACCGTCGCGCTTACCTAGCCCTTGATTCAATCCTCTAGCGAGGATTTCATCGTACTTGTCGATGTTGAAATTTGTGATGTCCATATGGTATTTACACTATACCAGGTGAGACCTGTAAAACGCTAGAGTACGGAAGTACTAACTGCCCACTTTGCCATGGCTGCTGAAGTAGGCAGTCCCTCCTGTGGTAGTTGCGGTGTGCAACCGCACTACGTACATGGCCGAAATCTCTACAGCGGCGTCTGTCTCAAACCCAAAGGCGTAAGGTACGCCGACGGACACAAACTGCTCCTCCAACCAGGGAGAGTTCGTAAACGGATTGTTCACAAACACCAGGTCGTAGTTTTCGTATGTATCCGTCATTACTTTCCAGGGGGTGAAAAACGTGACGCTGCTGTTGATGTCCCGGATGGCTCCGCGGATACGTGTGGCGCTCACCGTGTTCTTGTGCCCGGTGACTTTAATCGACAATGCATGAATACTGCCAACTGGGTAACACTTGTCCAGAGAAAATAGCGCCAGGCCCTGCCCGGTAACGTAAGAGTGGAATCCCGAGATGTCAGGATAACTAGGACCCCACGCTGTGGCCCCTCCGCGGGCGCGTAGCACGCCGCCGACCCTGGGAGGGTCTTGGGTACTCAGAAAAGGCCAAGACCACGTAGGCGTCCAGCCAGTGATGAGAACGTCAGCAGACTCCCAAGGAGCAATCATTGCTGCGGACACGCGGCCATACCCAACGGTGGACAAGCTCGTGGCGTAGTAGTTGGCTGCGGCGACTCCTGCCGTTCCGAAATTTTCCAGTTCATGCACCACCATCCCATTGTAGAATGGCGAGTTGATCCAGTTGACTGCGTTCACAGTGGCGAACAGCACGCGGTTCTTGTAGATCTGCGTTCGGTTGGCTGCGGCGTCCACCCGCAGTTCCAGATGCGTCCACACTGGATTGGAGCCATTCTGTGCAGCGAAGAACCCTGGGGGCGACGTGTAGATGAGAGACCCGGAGAACTGCCCGAGCACGCGGCCAACCCACAGTTCCAGCCGGCGGTCTGTGGTGCAAGCGAGCGACAAAGACTGCACGCCATTGATGCTCAAGTGTGAGAACATGGTGTGCAGGTTGTATGTGCCGCCCGTGTCGAAGGGGGCGCAGAACATGCCCCAGTCCACAATCCCACTCGCCACGGAGTCAAACCCAGAGGTGATGAAGTTCGATCGACCGAACCCCGAGTTGAACACGAGCAGACCATTTTGCAGGTACGCGCCGGCTTGAGGGAAGCTGTCCGCGGTCTGGGTGGCTTGGGTAAAGCCCACGTTGCCGTACTGTAGGAACGCGTTTATGCTGTACGTGGAGAACGAGTCGAAGAATAGCATGGACTATACCATTGGGGCGGCTGACCTAGTTCGTGCTACTAGACGGTTATACTCAGACAGGTCCGCATAGTGGACAGCAACCGAGCAGTACTCGCCCGCAGTATTTTTCATAGTCAGAATGTTTGTATCGTAGAAGTAGTATCCGCATCCATCTCGCAAAGGCATGTCCTAAGGTTGCCACATTCTTCGGACAAACGCAATAGTACTTTAAGCGAAACCGCGAAGAGTGACAGTAACGTCGGTGACAGCCGTAGAGCTTACCTGGAGGATGTCCACAGTAATCAGATCGTCTTGAAATACGTTCGGCTGCAACCACGGACCGCTGTAGAGCACCAACGTGTTGGCAAGCTGGCCCACCGGGATCTCAATCGGGTTCTGGTTGATGGGAAGTCCATTACGGCGCAAGCGTAACCGGACGGGAGCACCCAGAACCGCGGAGTTCGCCTTGAAGGTGATGGCCACGTCTTTCACCGCCACAGACTTCTGACGCACGATAAACGAGTTGGTTACGTTCACTCCTACTTCGATACCAGGATTGGCAACAGAGGGAGATGTACTAACCGCGAGGTTGAACATCGCTACGTCTGTGGTTGGCTTAGCCTGATTCTGCAACCGTTTGATGAGGCGGCTGAACGCAGTGATCCCGTCCCTCTGCGCGATCGTGTTTGATACCTTCACAGATGTACGCAGCAACGTCATGGAGTCTTCCCGCCATGACATAGACTCGACTTTGTACAGCGTGTCCACCGGCACGTTCAACTTGGGCAGATTGACGATGCACGACTGACCTGGATCCCAATTGACGGTTTCCGTTTCGAACGTCAACTCGCTGCCCATCTTCTTGAATCGGTCTAGCAACGCTTGCGCGTACTGCAACACGATCGCGCCGTCTGAGTAAGTCGAGAAGTCCTCGACCGCTTCATAAATTCCTGTGCCGAACCCTTCTATGCTCTGGCGTAGCGCGATCTCTGCCGGATCAGAAATCAAATCGGGTGGTGGAGATCCAGCAGGAACCTCGATCAAAACGGTGAGCACGTCACCGGCCTTCGGCCACGTGAAGCTCGGAGTTAGAACATCGTAGAGCAACTGGATTGTGTTGTTGCTCATGACTGTCCACTTGTACCCCGGTGTGGGCGGATCTCCCACCACATAGAACGGCTGGGGCACACCGTTCAGACGGATCTCAACGATACGCTGGACTTGACCGTCGTACGTTGTGTCAATCAAGAACGGGGCACGAATGTTCGTTCCACTCGGATCGACAAAGGTGTTCAACTGCCACTGCTTGAAGAACGGGATTGCCTCATCAACTCCCGCAGTGTAGGTGAGTGTCAGGACTGTAGATTGAACCGCGAAGGTGCCCGCAATCCGCTGCTGGTTGCGGTAGAGCGCGCGACTCTGGAGAAGCTTGGCGTCACGCCACACTTCGCCCTGCGGCCCAGACGTGTTCTCCCGAATGTCGAATGGTGCGAGAGTGACAGCCGCGGGAAGGTCGAAGATGCGGACGTTGCGGTCGTTGTCTACACGCAGGTTGTAGTTTGTGAGATTGGCGAGATTCTGCAACGCTTCCAGCAGGGTGATGTTGTTGAATGTCACGTCTCCTGTCATGGCAACGTCAACAGGTGCGTCAACCCACGTCAGGCCTTCGGGCGTAAGATAGTGCAGGGCGATATCCCGCATGATCGCGTTCAGTGTCGGGAATTGCAGTTGAGGATAGGTCGCTTTGATCACGCGCCGTTGCAGCGTGAAATCATACCCGCTCAGCGCGATGTCAAACCGCACGGTGCTGGTGACGTCGGACTTGTATCCCGCAGCCACTTCATACAACTGGCCGGAGAACTGCTTAATCCACCTGTTGGTACGATGAGGCATCTCGCAGTAGTCGCCGTCGTAGTGCCAGATGTCCACCGGCATGCCCACTTCCGGGAAGAACGGCATAGGAGGAACGAAGTCGGCACTCACGATTTGGTGAGCGAGAGGAGCACCCGCAGCATGGCTGACCGCGGTCGTACTGTAGTAACCGGGGGTAACGTACAAAACGTTCCCGATGCGGTTGTACACCCACATGTACTCGTTGTCCACTTTGATCAGAAAATTTCCGGCGGGCCAAGACGTGGCATTGGTGGCGAGCACGGTGGGGTCACCCACCGTGAAAGCCGCGGCTAGCGTAGTCTGATGCGTCGGGAAGGGGTAGATCGCGTTAGGCAGGTTCTCCACCTGCTCCATGACCATGCGAGCGCGTGGCGTGAAGTTCAACTGCACGTCACCAGAGGCGGAAGATGGCACCACCCACTGTGTAACTTCGACGCCTTTGATGTAAAATTTGAAGCGTGAGGTGAGTGTTGGGTCAAACACCGCCATGCCCGTACCCATTCGGACACGAATCTTGTTGCTGAGAGTGCTCACAGCAACGGGCGTAATGGCCATCCCAGCGCCCTGGCGCAGTCGGATGTTGCTGGGGGTAGTTGCGGTCACCGCCTCAGCCGCGAAGCCTCCAGGAGACGGGACGTATTCCTCAGAGAGGGTATTTGAACCGGTCGTACCGGCAGTTAGGGTGATGCTTCCACCCGCGAAGGGCACGTACTCGATGGTGAGGGTGGTGGAACCGGTTACGGTGTAGGTGTATTGGAAAAAGGCAGTCGCGAATATGAGCGACACGTGCCCACGAATTGCGTTAGCCGCGGCACTCGAAGTAACAGCAGACGCTGCAACCTCTGACACACGGGCCAGAGGTTGGGGTACAGCGCTAGCAACAACGGTTGCAGCCGTCTCAGAGACTCTCGCAGACGGAGAGGTGCTGGACGACTCGACCGCGGTGGAGATTACTTGAGATACGCGGGCTTCATCTGCCATGGCTTAGACTGTGATCTCGTACCCGACCTCAGCAGCATTTACCGCCGCCAGCGTCCAAGGCAAGCCAGTAGCAGGATCGAGAACGAGGGTGTCCCGAAATTCGCCGTAGGTGGTCGCCAGATCTTTGTCAGGACTCAGATTCACTGTCGCTCCACTCTTGGTAACCAGGGCCAGTTTTCTCGTACCTGGATCAACCTTGCGGGCTAATGCGGTGACCTGGACTGCTTTGATGGTCTGGCCTGTGATGAGAGTCACGGCTGGCTTCGTGAACAGATCCCGCAAGCCGACCGAGTTGGCCTCATTGTAGGAACCATCAAAGTCGAAACCAGGAACCGCGTCATCCACATTTTCGAAGTTCGCGCCGGCGGAAGGGGTCCACTGAACGAGTGAGCCGTCCGCGGTGGGAACGAAGTGCCGACTGGTGATCTCACCTTCAAACGTGTTGTTGCTGGCTGTGGTGTCATCATTGATGTACACATCCTGGAAGAACTGCCCCGAATACCAGCAGATGCGGTCGAAGACCGTGTATGCACCGCCGTAGGTGGTGTCGATGCCGGTGATCGTGACGATAGGCACATTGTGCGCTCGCACGATGATGGAACCGATTGTGTTGTCCACGACCAGGCTAGCTTCCAGGTAGTACCACTGCGAGAACGCTATCGGGTATGCGGACGTACCAACAATAACGTTTGCGTTGTTGTAAACGACAACAAAGCCCGCACTATTGATGCCGACCTGGTACATGATGTTGTTGCCATTCTGGAATGTCAAGAACGTGGCCGCCGAGGACAAGAAGCTCTGAAGCGCCCATCCGACATACCCTGTAACCAGGTTTGGCACAGTGAAGAACGTGTTGCCATTTCCAGTAGGACCAGCAGCGTAAGTGCCGGAGAACCGTCCAGGGTTACCCACCGTGACGGAGGCAGAGATAGACCAACCCGGAGCCGCAGTCACCGCGTAGGAGATGAAAGGACCCGGAGGGTACATCATCGAGTCGAATAGCAGATTAGCCATAGGTGGTTATCCTTGCCTCAATTTCAGAATTCCTGCGGGGGGCCACACCACGCCAAATGAACTTCCCACAACAGTGTAGGGAAGCCCCGTGAATGATGGAGATGAGTAGCGCATGATCAGGCGAGACGTTGTTGGGATAGTTGTATTGACAAACAGGATGATAGAGTCCACGTTCTGGCCAGCCAGCCCAGATACCGACGGAAACGTGTAGTCCGCGGCGTCCAGGATAACGTCATTGCCAACCACTGTGCGTGTCTTGCCCGTTAGGGACACCGTGGCCAACCTGGCTCCAGCCGGAATGTCAGACAGAAACGTATCTGTCAACGGTGCAGGAGTGTACTGTGGAATGGTGCCAGACTCATTGACGAGCACCATCTGAATGTCGCTGGTCAGCCAGTCGAATGTGGAGTCCGACGCCTGCCACTGTAGAAACGGAATGTAGATGTTGTCAGCCATGGAGTCCTCTAGACGTCTGAGATGCTAAGGAGCTTGTCAACACTGTTGGGGAGCAACAGCAGTAGCGCAAGACCTACAGGGGTAAAAGGGAACCCGCTCACAGACGTGTAGTGGCAGATCAACCGAGACGTAGCGGGGTTTCCAGTATCAATCCAGAACACCGCAGCGTCAACCCTGGACCCGGCCACTACCGGAAACTGAACGTCTGCCGCGTCGAGCACAACCTTGCGGGATATGGGCGTAACAGTCTTTGCGGTGAGCGTGGCAGTCGCTAGGCTACTGCCCACAGGGAGCACGTTGATGAACTCGTCTGTGGCTACGTTTGGCGTATAGACGGGCGCAACACCTGTCTCGTTTACCAACGAGCACTTCAACACGTCAGTGAGCGGGTTGAAGCTTCCACCCGCCCACTGCCACTCTAGGAATTTAGTATAGACGAAGTCCATCACTAAGTAAGATCGGCTAGATAGGAACTCCTGCCGCTCTCACGGTCTGCATGATGTACGTCGCGATCGCTGCTGGGTCTGTGGACCCGCTCGGGACGTTTACGTTGATGTGGAAGTCTTGTCTGCTACTTGTCATTGTGGACGTCGGCTGACCGGCCACCAACCCAGCCGTAAGAGCATCTGGCTGGTACAACGGGCGCGTAACGTTGCTACCGCTGGGAGCAAACCCAGGAGGCATGTACACAGGCAGCGGGTTAGCCGTGTTCCACACTGGCGTGTTCAGGCTCAGCCCCGCATTCGGTGCGGTGTTGGGGGCGGTGTACTGTTGAAGCCAGGGGGAAGGCGTTACCGGGATACCCTGCGTGTTGATAGGGGCACTAGGACCCAAGTTCATTTCATCAGCACGCTGGAACCCAGCCGGGGCGGGGCCTGCACCATACCAAGGTCTGGGGGCTTCTGCAACCCCACGTCTGACACCTGTACGCTGAAATTCTGCTGCGTCTTCTGATTGTCGTCGTATCGCTGCCGCCTCCGCGTCAAACTCAGCTTTGCTTACGTACCGATACCCCGTTTCGGGCGTACCGATCTGATACAGAGTAGACGCAGGATTGTCGCTGCCTAGCGAATTTTGCGCAGCAGATCCACTCCGATTGACAGCATTCTCCGCGTCAAACTCAGCTTTGCTGACGTACCGATACCCCGTTTCGGGCGTACCGATCTGGTATAGTTGTGGCGTGTCACTGACCAGTCCCTGCTGTTGTGGTCCCCCACTAGGAACCGGACCGAGCCTGGAGCCGGTCTGTGCAGCCTGTGCGGTATTCCCAGCCGCGGAAAGTTTTGTGGATAGCTTGTCCGCGGAGTTGCCTGCATTGTCCAAACTTTGGGCTGCACCTGCCGCAGCCGAGGACAGCGCATCTGCGGAGGAAGACGCCCCAGACGTCGCCTTATCCACGTTGTAGAACTCATTGCCTAGCGTGCTGGCAGCGGTCTCCAGATACTCATCCGACCGAAGTACACGGATGACCTGATTGGTGTACGCGTCGGTCAAGAACCGCACGTGCGTATTGGTGTCTGTGACGATAGCGTGCATGCCGTTATCCCACAGTTTTGTGGAGGTCTGCAAGTTGGACCCGAACGAAGTCACGTACCCATGCAGTTCTTTGGAAGACTTCTCAACAAAATCTCCAAACTTCTCTGTGTACTTAACAGTCGTCGCGGCCAGCCCATAAGAAGCGATAGCATCAGCAGCGCTCGTTGCCGCGGCGGCTGTACCAGAGAACGATGAACTGAGTTCGTTGCTGCTCTCGGTCATAGTCCGCGTATTGCCAACCGTAGCAAAGCCCGCCTGTGCTTCCGCATCGGCTAGAGCCTGCGTTTCTTCCGCCGTCAACGATGCAGTTGTTGCAAGCTGGCTCAAGCGGAATGCGGCGTCCAACGCTCCTGCAATAACCGGATTGCGCGGAGTGAACGTGCTCGCCGGTTCGGGGTTCGCTTCGGGAGTAACTCCCGTCCCGCCCCCACCAATCTGGGAT